CATACTCCAACTCCTCGCCATTGAGGTAGTAGTACACCTCGACCTCACCTGCACTATCCAAATCAAACTTGACCTCGGTTAAGGTGAGAACCGCTTGAGAACTTGATGTAGTGAACATTGTTCTCAAGATTTCCTGCTTGTTGGTGTCTACTGTATACTCTTGTATGTTTGTAGCAACGAATGTGCTTATACGTCCGTCTTTATTTGCAGATGCAGCTCCTTTTGCTGCGTGATCTGACTTACTCTGTCCTGTCCTCAAATTAGGGTTAGAACCAAAGCAAGAGACCTTGAATGACTTGTTATAAACCCAAGTGACCTGCATAATGCAACCGCTCGAGGTATTGCCCGTGTAGTCATTGGTAAATGAAACTACATCTCCGAGGTCTAATACCAGGAAGGCAGGCAGCATAGCAACCTCAAAAGGTGTATATGTCATCTGCCTAACTATCTCGTAGATAGCCTCAACTCTGCCTCTGACGATACCAGGAGAGCCATACTGTAAGAATGGGTTATTGCCTAACTCCATTACAAAGCCGTCAATGTCACCCACATACAGAGTCTCGCCTGTGGTCATAGTATCGACCCAAGTAATGCCGTCAAACCTCGTTTGAAAGTCTGAGTATTTTGCACCGCTAAACCTGCGAGTATTGCCTATGCTCAAGATAGAAGTATTACCGAATGGTTTTATTTTCCAAGTGCCGTCTCGATCTGCGTAAGCAAAGCCACCGACTAACTGAGCCAACTTACTTACAAGGTCTCGATAATTGGTCATATCGTTATCCTCATAAGGTGAGATTAAAACATCTCCGTTGGTTAAAGCCTCGCACTCTTCTTGAGTCATTCCAAACAAGGCTCCCGTGTGCAGCTCTATCGTTTTGCAGAAGTTATAGAGATAGCCACTCGTCTGTGCTATTGCGAGCGGTATATCCATTTTTGAGAGGCAGTCGTATGCGGTTATATCGACCATACCCTCTGCCGTCCACGTTGCCTCTGCTACGTAGAAAACTCCAAGAGGTATTGTCTCCCATATTTCCTGTTCGTCATCGTCATAGCCTATCAAGAGAGAGTCATAGAGGGTTATCTTCTTGCCGTAGTAGTCTCCTCTATTGAGGAGGTCTTTTAAGAATGTAAACTTTAAGACTCCGATGTTTACAGAGCCAAGAGCAACCTTCTTATCGGTGCATCTGTTCGTATAGTTCACTCCGATAACATCGTCACCCGTAAAGGCTATTGATGTATCGAGATAACCCGTGAGCTTATGAGTCTGCACCTGGTCAAACATTTTAGTTCTGTAATCTTCTGATATGCTATACATCTTTAGAACTCCGTTACTTTTACTGTTACCTCATAAAGTCCGTCAGTATTTGCTACCCATTCCGAGTTAGCTACGAGCCTCTCTTGGAAATCTCGAACTCTTACTGTATAGGTAGAACCCATATAGTACATCTGCGTTGACTCATCGGAGCAGAGAGACTCTAAAATGTCTCTCTTTGCCGATGATAGATTGAACTTGAAACTCCAAGACTTTTTTGAGGGTCTGACAATACAAACGAGGTCTGTACCTGCCTCGCTTGTATTGACATTTTCTATCGTTTTCGATGACTTTGTTGGAGTGATAGGGTTAGGAAATGCCTCATTATTAAACTTCAAGTAATAACCTAACATTCTTAATGTCCTCCCGTCTGATAGTTATATCTGTCGAGTGCATCAACGACCATAGTTTCAACGTGATCTCCACCGATATAAATAGGAAATACCCACGTACCACCGCTCGTGTTAGGCAGAGCACTTATCATAGCCGTAAGACCACTCAAGCCGTTATCAATGTCGCTTGTATGGTTTACAGTCGCATTTGCACCTATCTCAAAGGAATTATCAAAGCCTCGGCTTATGATGCTTGCCGTATCGTTAAGAGCACTCTCGAGTTCCGTCTGCTCTGACTCCATTGAGTCAATGAACTCGTCAATCATATCTGCACCCGACTTATCGAAGTCAGCGAGAGCACCTTTTTCGGGTACTGAGAAGTGCAGGAAGTCTGCAATAGTCTCTGCCACTCCCGATACGCAACTTGTGAGTGAGCTTAACATAGAAGTTATGCCGTCAATCAAGTTTTGAATAATATCAGAACCCCAAGTAGATGCACCTGCGATTATGCCGTCAAATGCTGCTTGGAATGCCTCAAGCAAGTCATCTGCTCCGTCTGTCGTGATGTACTCAAACATACCTGCTATGAGTTCACCCAAACCGACCAAAATGGCAGCGATTATTTCGGGCAAAGCACCAAGCAAAGATGTTATGAGTGTAAAGCCTGCTCTGATAATATCGGGCAGGGCATCACCCGTTAAGAACTTGACTATGCCGAGTATGATCTCTGGCAAATAAGAGATAAGTACGGGCAAATACTCTACCAAACTCTGTGCAAGGGTTGTGATAAGAGTTAAGGCTGCCTGCAAAATCTGACTCAAGCAACCGCTCGAGAGCAAAGTATCTACGATTGTGATAATTGCATCTAACGCAGCAGGTATCAACTTTGGCAAGGCTACTGTCAAACCCTCGAGTAATGTCGTGATGAGACTTGTAGCTCCCAAGATAAGGTTCTCTACGTTTTCGGGTGATAACAGGCTATCGCAGAGTGTATCTACGATAGACAGAGCACCCTCGACCAATAACGGAGCATTCTCTACAAGTCCGTTTACCAGAGCCATAATTAACTCTATGGCTAAAGGAATGAGAACGGGCAGGAGTAATGCCACCGAGTTAGTCAGAGACTCAAAAAGAGATGCAAAACCCGATATAAACGAGTCTGCATTCTGACTGATAGCAAGTGCCAACTGCTCAATTATCGAACCTGCAAGACTCAATAATTGAGGAGCCAGGCTAACCAAAAGCGGAATAATGGCAGATATGACACTCTGCACGACTGTCAAAATCTGCGGTATGTAGGACTCAATGAGTGCTACCGCTTGAGGAGCAAACTCTTCTATGACGGAGGCAATCTGATCTATGTCACCGCCCGTCTGTGAGAGAGCACCAGAGAAGTCACCCATAAGTGAGATCGCATCACCGCTCAAGTCCGTCAGAATGGGCAAGAGAACCTGCCCAAATGTCTGTGATACAGCCTGTGCCGTATTAGACATTCTATCCATATTATCTTGCAGAGTATGGAAAGAGTCTAATGTCTCTCTGTCCATTACATAGCCAACTTCGTGAGCCTCTTCTGCAAGGTCTCTAAAACCCTCGGAGCCTGCCTCTATTAACGGATTGAGTTCTCTTGCAGATTTGCCAAAGAGACTCATTGCGGCTGCATCACGCTCTGACTCATTTTCTATCTGTCCGAGAGCATCAATAGCCTCCCAAAATACATCTTCGTTGTCTCGGAGATTTCCGTTGAGATCGTAGATAGAGATACCCAATGCCTCAAAGCCTTCAAGAGCAGACTTGCTACCGCTATCTGCACTTGACATCGTTTTGAGGAGCTTGGTCATAGACCCTGTTACTGTATCGGTACTAACATCAAGCAACTCAGAGGCATAATTCAACTCTTGGAGTGTATCGGTTGCGAGTCCTGTCGTAGAACTCATTGTTAATAACTCGTCTGCGAGTGCCGATGTATTCATTGTGGCATTTACGAGTGCCGTACCTGCCTCAACTGCGGCTGCTACGATTGCCGTACCAACTGCCGCTGCCGCCACAACAACTGCCTCAAGAGCTGCTACCGCTACCTCGCCTGCGACTTCTGCTGCATTGCCTAATGCCTCCATAGCATCTGCGGACTCTTCTGCCTCGTCTCCTGCGTTATCGGCTGCATCTGCCGTGTCCTCAAGAGCATCGGCAGAACCGCTTGCCTCGGTCTCAAGTTCTCCGAGTGCGTGTTCTGTCTTAGCTATCTCTGCGGTTAATTGAGCATACTGTTCCTGGGTAATGTCTCCACGTTCAAGAGCAGAATTTGCATCTTCCGCAACCTGTCTCATAACGTCTAACTTCTCGGAGGTCTGCTCTATCTGTTTGTTGAGTAATGCCTCTTTTTGAGCAAGCAACTCTACGTTTGTAGGGTCTAACTCGAGAGCTTTGTCTACGTCTTTAAGGGCAGAAGTAGTCTTATTTATCGAAGTATTTGCCTCTTGGAGAGATTTAGTCAAACCCGAGGTTTTACCTTCAATGTCGATTGTAATGCCGACTATCTTGCTTGCCATTTCTGCCTCCTATCCACAATTACTGAAATGCACTATCAAAGTCTGTTTGCACCGCTCTGTAATTGTATTCTGCGTGATCGTTAGACCCCTCGATAATAACGTCCTGCACTTCTCCATAGTCCAAGTCAAACAACTCGTATAGGCTAAAACCTAACTGTTTGACTCGGAGCAGGTAGACTGCAGTATTGTATTCTCTATCGAGAGGTCTTTTCAGTTTTTTGGTGATGAGTGAGTCTTAGCACCTGCCTGCCATAACTCCATAACGTCTTTTGTGATCTTGAGCAGCTCATCTTGGTTAATGCCCATAAGCCATACCAGGTAAGACTCCTCGTTTAACTTCTTGAAAATGTCCTCAATCTTTGTATTTGCCTCGAGATACATAATGTATGCGAGCTTGGGCAGGGTCTCAGATG